GCACAGGTTCCAGCCGTAGGTAATCCTTATGGTGCTGAGTGCAGAGAGATGTGGACTGTGCCTAAAGGAAAGGTGCAGGTGGGTGTGGACTTGAGCGGTATTGAGCTACGCTGTCTAGCCCATTACATGCGTGATCTAGAGTGGCAAGAAGAACTCTTGAAGGGTGATATCCATTGGAAGAACTGCCAAGCTTTTGGACTTGTTCCTAAAGGCACAGTGAAGGATGACGGTAATAGTGAGCACAAGAAGTTTCGTAATCAAACGAAAACTATGACGTACTCAATGCTCTACGGCGCTGGTGCTGCTAAGGTTGGCCTCACTGCTGGTGTATCTCCAACAAAGGGTAAGAAACTTATTGAAAACTTTCTTGAGAATACTCCAGCTTTAAAGAAGCTGAAGGATAAGATAAATAAGATTGGTGTCAATGGAAAATTACCCGGCCTTGACGGTAGGATATTAGGTATTAGATCACAGCATGCTGCCTTAAACACCTTGCTTCAATGCGCTGGTGCGGTGATAGCTAAGCAATGGCTTATAGAATCTACGAAGGCTTTGAATGAAGCTAACATAGATGCAAAGCTTGTAGCTTTTGTGCATGATGAAACACAGTGGGAAGTGGATGTATCTCAGGCACAACAAGCTGTAGATATAATAGAAAAAGCTGCAACAAAAGCAGGAGAAGTGTTACAATTTAGGTGTCCTGTTGATGCCGAAGGAAAGATTGGCAACAATTGGCGTGATTGCCACTGACGTTACTGGTGGGTTTTGATAAAGGAAATTGAAATGACTGATGAAAAAAAGAAGGTAAAGATTAAGTGCGATATTTATTGGGCGCAATTGAACAAGATGAATGATCTCAGTGGTGCTTATCAAGTTAACTTGTGTAACTTGTCTGATGCAGCAGCGGAAGCATTAGAAGAAATGGGCTTGTCTGTTAATCAAGACAGCGAGAAGAAGGCTGACATGGGTAAGTACATCACCTGTAAGTCTAGGGAAAAACCAATGAAAGCATTCGATGTTGACGGTGATGAAATCACTGAGGACATTGGTAATGGCAGCAAGGCTAAGGCTTTGGTCACTACATATCATTGGACACATAAAAATAAAAAAGGTATTAGTCCATCTTTGATTAAGCTGGTTGTCACTGACTTGGTTGAATACGCAGGCGGCGGTGGCATCTCTGCTGATGATGAAGACGTTCTTTAAAGGAAAACAAAATGCAAATTAAACTTGACCTCCACATTGAAACTGTCAACGCTGCTTTGACAGGACTTGGTAAACTCCCCTATGAGTTTGCTGCTCAGCATATTAATGCTATTCAACAACAAGCTGTTCCTCAGTTTGAGGCTGCTCAGCAAGAAGCTAAAGCTAAAGAAGCACAGCTTCCCTTGTTTCCCGAACAAGATGCTGGCTGATGATAGCCTTAGTTGATGCCGATATCATAGGATATCGCATCGCTTTTGCATGTAAGGATGAAAGCATAACCACTGCTAAGTTTACTCTTAACAGTTATATCGCTGACATTCTTACATGCGGTGTGGATAACACCTTTGATGGTTGCTATGTAAGCCAGTGGAAACTCTTTCTCACAGGAAAGAATAACTTCAGAAACAACATAGCAACCACTGCTGTTTATAAAGGTAACAGAACAGCACCTAAACCAGAACACCTCCCTGCCCTACGCCAACACATGGTGGATGAATGGGGTGCTGTCGTTATTGAAGGACAGGAAGCAGATGATGCCATTGCTATTGAAGCAACTGTACTTAAAGAAGAATGCATAATATCTTCTGTAGATAAAGACCTAGATCAGATAGCAGGTTGGCACTACAACTTTGTAAAGAAGATTGGATATCATGTCACCCCTGAGGAGGGCATGCATTCTTTTTACAAACAAATATTGACAGGAGATGCTGCTGATAATATCATTGGCTTACAAGGCATTGGCCCTGTTAAAGCAGAGAAGATTTTATCTGAGACAACATCTGAAGAAGATATGTATGCTGCTTGTGTTCTTGCTTATGATGGAAATGAAGCAAGAGTTTTAGAAAATGCTAGACTGCTTTGGCTTCGTAGATACGAAGGACAGGAATGGCAACCACCAATGAAAGAAGAACATGGAAAATAAATCAGACTTAAGACCCAATGATGTAGCTGTTATTCTTCGTCCCACTTTCGATGATGGTGAGTGGTCAGGAGGCTTTGATGTATTGGTTAGTGGCTTTGGCCCTGTCACCATCACTAAAGAAAGCATGGATGACATGATTGGAATGGGTGTCTTGCTTGCGTCCGTCATACCTTTTATGGAAGAGCATGAAGAAATTGCTAAACAAGTTATGGAATACTGTAGTAAATTTTATGGTGATGTTGGTGAGTTTGAATACGACCCTAATCATGATAGTTTTGGGGACAGCCTTGTTTTAACTGAGGCAACTAAAACTGTAGGTGGAAAGCATTAATATGAACATCGAAGAAACTTTAGATAGAAGAGCTAGACAGTATGGAGAATTTGTGAATATTTCTGCCACTGCCCAAGACTTAAAGGCTGTCTTGAAATACGGAGTTAACTATCATATGTTAGAACCAGATATGGCAGAAGCTTTGGATATGATTGCTCACAAAATGTCACGACTTGTTAACGGAGACTGTTATCATCGTGATAGTTGGCATGACATCATGGGATATGCCAAGCTAATTGATAAGCGTCTGGAGGCTATGGAATGATTAAGATTAATGTATCGGTCACTTTCTTTGTAGACCCTGAAGACTTGCTCTCTATTTACTTAGATGAAGATTCTTTATCTGAGTTTGTTGAAGAGTGTGTAGCTGATGGACTAGAAACATTGTATCCAAGCGAGACTGTTTTCAATCATATAGACATTGAAGGACTACCATGATACAGGACATGTCAGTTGAGATAAGGCCGGTAGCTAATGGCTATGTGGTTTTCTACACAGAGATTAAAAACAACATAGAGGTATGTGCTGAGTTTGTTGCTGTGTCTCTTGAAGAAACTTTGAACATTATTCATGATCTCTTTTCACAAGAAGAGTCTATTGCTAATATGTCTAACATAATTGATGAAACTCTCTCAAAAGAATAGAAACGGTGGTCAGTGGACTGACGCTAGATTTAGAAGCTTCATTACGTCTGCCTTAAGAGCAGCGTCCCGTAAGTGGCCTCCAAAATATACAGCTATTAAGTCTGCATTGATTGGTAGGAAGACTAATAAGAAGACAGGACTAATGGCACAACATTACAAGTGTGCTATGTGTAAGGAAGAGTGTGTAGCAGCAGATGTACAAGTAGATCATATACATCCAGTAGTTGACCCCTCTGTAGGGTTTATTAGTTGGGATGTATATATTGATAGAATGTTTTGTGAGTTGCCTGATTTGCAGGTGTTGTGTAAGCCTTGTCATAAATTAAAAACTGACGAGGAAAAAAACCTAAGGAAAAAGAAATGAAAATTGAACTGACTCAGTACCAAGAGAACGAAGACGGAAGTGTCAACTGCCATGTAGACATGGACAAAGAAGCCACACATCATTTAATTAACTATGCTTTAGTAAACATGTTAACTAAGGCTGTGGAAGAAGGTAAGCTGTACACTCCTGATACCTATGTAGCTGAAGTTGAAGCTGAAGTTGAAGAAGAAGACGCTAACTACTTCTATGATGAAGACGAAGAAGTTGAATACTACTATGTAGAAGACGAAGACGCTTGGTATTACTACGATGAAGCTGAAGACGATTGGTTTGTTGTAGAAGAAGACGAAGTAGAAGACGAAGATGATACGGTGTGGGTGGCTCTTGAGTCTGAGCAAATTGATTCAATCTTTGTTAAGGAATTGAAAAAATGTTTGATAAACACCTATCACAATACTTCATCACTTCAAGAAGATATTGATGATAACATCCGTGTGCGTAATGCAAGCAAAGTTTTGCTTAGCTATTACATGATTCCTAGTGAAGCAGATGAATATATAGGCTTGACAGAATTTATGTATGAGTTTGAAGGAGCTTGACATGAGAGAATATTTAAACCAACCGCACACTTCTAACTATACTTTTAGACACACTACAGCCGATGGAAAAACCACCGAACTTTCCCATGAAATTGACGATGCTGCTACTTGGCCTGCTGCTGTAGAATCTTTCCTTTCTTTCTTAGAAATTGTTTATGGCTATCCCATCAAGCAAGATGTTTTGTACGATGTAGATATTTATATGCATGATATGCTTACCACAAATAGATTGGTATACACAAACTGGCAACCAAAAGATGAAGATAAAGATCCTTTTATAGAATAATTTTGGTGTATAACTGCATCCCCATCTAGGAGCAACTCTGCTCCTTTTATTTTCCCTCAACATTCATTCACTGGAGAAACATGAATACTAATGTAGTAACGCCTTGGTCAACTGTTGGCTATTTAACA